AATTTAGATAAGGTGGATAATTATTGGAATTTTAATATTATTGATAATTCATTGTATCAATATAATAGTCCATTTGTACAAAGTGCTGTTGATAATGATTCTATTAATAAACAAAAAACTAATTCAAATTCTGATAAGGGTGATTTTATTAATAAATCAGGAAATTATCAGACAATGATTTAATTAATAACTTAAATTACTTTATATTATGTTTCTATTTATTTTGAATGCATCAATTATTTACCTATTGTTTGTAATTGGCAAATCTATTAAATCTTATATGTCTAACACTATATTGAATTTATCAGTAGTAGAGTTACAACTTTTATGGTTTTCATTATCTTATATTGTTACATATCTTTTTATTTAAAAACTAAACTATTCCTTTAACTTTTACTTCATTGAATAAGAAATTAAAAAATAATATTAAAATTGATAAGATTAATGATAGTTCTCTTAGACAATATGAAATAATTGAGGCTAGTGACCCAAAAACCACTTATTTACCACAACCAATTAGTATTGATGATATTGATGGTGTTGTTATTTCTACGTTTAAGGAAGGTGGTTTTAAATTGAATATAGATAATGTTGATGTACCTGCTATTTTTTTAACGAATGAAAGGTGGGCAGAATTTAGTAAGACTTGGGAATTGATGGATGGTGATAAGAATGTTGTACCACCTTACGTTACAATTAAGCGTAATGCTATTAAGCGTGGTGAATATTCTGGTGTAAAGTATAATATACCAAATAAAAATTTTACTTATGTAAAAGTTCCTACATTTGAGAATGGTGAATATGGTTATGATTTATATTCTATTCCACAACCTACACCAATTGATATTGAGTATGAGATTACATTTTTTACTAGATATATTAGTGATGCTAATCATTTTATTACACTATTTTTAAAGAATTTTACCTCTAAGCAATATTATATTTCATTATATGGTCATTATTTTAGATTTGAAGATAATGATATTGTAGAAAATAATGATAATTATGATAATATTGATAATGATAGATTTTCAATACAATCATATAAGATGACATTGAAAGCTTATTTGGTTGATGAAAAAGATTTTAAGTTAACAAAATCATTTAATAGAGTTAGTAATAATTTTAATGTAGAAAAATAAATAATATTAAAGTCACTATTTATATTTAAAATATAATATAATGGCTGATATCCAAAAAATAATTGAAGGAGTTGATAAGGTAGGTACTTTTGCTAACAAATATAATAGTAGTATTAAAGAACATATTGTTTCAGTTACATTAGATAGTACAACTGGTATGTTAACATTGGGTAAATATGATACTGACCCTTTGTTAATTAGTTTATCATCTTTAAATGTAATTACTGGTTTAACTTTTTCACAAATTAACACACTTAAAACTAATAATACATTACAAATTGGTAAATATTATGAATTATTTTTTAATACCATAGATTGTATTGATTATACTGATACTGTTTATACTGGTGCAACGGAAACATTATATTTATTAGCGACTAGTGTTAATACTTTTCATCATCAGGTTTTTTCTAAACAATATCCACAAGATATAATTTATTTTGATTTTGATAATCAATGGTTTGATACGCATATATCATCTATAAGATATAATCGTTATGGATATATTTATTATAGAAAAGATACAATTAAAAATTTAGAAGTTGATGGATATGATTTTAGAACACATATCATGAAACGTTATTTAGTTGATACCACTACATATAATCAATATTCTGTTGGTTTATTATATAATAATGGTACTCATGTTTGGTATAGTGGTGAATTATATGTATGTATTGTTACACATACTAGTACATCTACTTTTAATAATTTTTATTGGATTAAAGTATTAAATAATTATTATTATAATTTACCAAAAACTGGTTCTACAACATATGGTGCTGGCATAACTATATATGCATCATCAACAAGTATGACTGGATATACATTTTCAACAACATCAGTTATTCCTTCAACTGTTTATAATATTAGTATTTCTTGTTATAAAAATTATGATAATGGTTTAAGTGTTTATACTAGTTCAAATTATAATCATAAACCAAATATAGTTATTTGGGGTATTAATTGTTATAATTTAAAATTTGACCAAAATTGTTATGATATTAGAATTGACGATACTAGTTATGATAATAGTTTTATAGGTTCTGGTAATGTACATATGATAGGCAATAATTACGAGTATAATATTGTTAACTCAAACGGAATATTAGCGTATGGTTATGCTGGTATAAATAATTTTTCAAATTGTTATAGTTTATTTATACCAAATGGGTCTTATGTTAATACTATTAGATATACTAGTATTATATATATAGAAGGAAATAATAATAATATTTATAATTGTGGATATTTAAATTTATTGGATAGTGGTAGTAATAATATTAGTTATAGCGGTTATATTTATTTATATTTATCTTATAGTAATAATATAAGTAAATCATCAGGAATTAAATTAATTGGTGGGTCTAATATAATTAATGGTTGTACTGATTTATATTTAAGTTATAATACTACTGGTGGTACTATGAATAGTTCTACAAATAGTACATTTATTAATAGTAATTATTTATATGTAACAGGTACTGGTAGTACCAATAGTTATAATCAATTTACTGAATGTTCTACAATTAATTTTAATGGTAGTAATAATGATTTAAAATCATGTGGTACAGTAGGTTTCCCATTTAATATTAATGGTAGTGGTAATACTTTATCAAATTGTAATGTTACCAATTTGACTGGTAGTACAAATACTTTATCTACTTGTAATTATATATATTTAACTGGTAGTCAAAATAATTTTTATTATTGTAATGCTTTTGGTCAAAGGAGTGGAAATTTTAATTCTACACAATCTACTTATGGCGATAATTGTAGTTATTTTGATACAGTTGGAACAGGCAGTTTTACTAATGTTAATTTTACTAATGGTTGTGCAAATGTATGGGTATTATCGGCACAAACATTAAGTTATAGTAATTTTAATGGTTATGTACAAAATATTTGTTTTTCAGGTTCAACTACTCAAAGTTTTGGTTATATTACTTTTAACACACCATTAATAGGTAATATAATTGGTGGTACGTTATATAGTGGTAGTGCTGGTGTAATTACTAATACAGCTATAAGTAATAAATCATTTGTGGGTTTAAATGAATCTTCACAACCAATAGCAATGTCTTTCAGTGGTGGTACTACACCATATTATACTAATATAACCGCATTTGCATAAAAATAAAATAAGATGATAAATAAATATTTTGATAATACGTATCTAATTAATTTAGATAGAAGAACTGATAGATTAGAGAGAGCAAATCTTTTAAAAGATAAATATGATTTTGAATTTGAAAGATTTCAAGCGATTGATGGTTTATTATTTGAAGGTGAATTTGAAAATAATAATTTACGTTATAACAAATTTGCATCTGCATTGAATAAAACTGTAATTAAAATATTGGAAGATGCAATAGTTAAAAAATATAGTTCTATTTTAATTTGTGAAGATGATATTGAATTTAATATAGATTATTTAAAAATTATTAATAAAAGTAATATAATATTTCCTGAGAATTGGGATTTATTTTATTTTGGATGTACACATATAATCCCATTTAAATATTTAACACATAATATTGGTGTGGTTAGAGAAGCTAATGCTTGCCATTCTGTTGGAATTAATTCAAAAAACTTTCAATTATTAATTGATGAATTAAAAAAAGATAATAAACCTTTTGATTTAATATTAAGAGAAGTTTTACAAAAAAAGAATAATTCTTATTGTATTTTTCCAAATATTACTTATCAATATTCAGGAATTAGCGATATTGAAGGTGGTTATTTAGATGCAGAAAAAATAACCAAATAAAAATTATAATTTTTTATAAAAAATTAGTATTTAAAATAAAGAAATAAATACTATGGAAGAGAGCATAAATATGAGTAGTCTGGGTGGTCAAACAAAAGCAGATTATGTAATTTTAACAGATATTGTAGATTTACCATCTAAGGGTATTTTTTATAAAAATAAAAAATCACAGGTTGAAGTTGAAATGATGACTGCCAAAGATGAAGCGATTTTATTATCACCTAATTTGGTAAAAAAAGGTGAGGCATTTAATAAATTAATTAGTTTAAAAGTTAAGGGATTAGATGGTATCACACCGAAAGATTTATTGGTTTGTGATAAGAATGCTATCTTAATGTTTTTAAGGGCATCAGCATATGGTCCTTTGTATGAAACGTCTATTATATCACCATTTAGTAATGAAGAATTTACTACTAGTGTTGATATTACTTCATTAAAGGAAAAGGAATTGACAGTTTATCCTGATGGTGATGGTCATTTTACTAAAATGATTGGTGGTAAGAAAATTGTTTTTAGATTATTATCTTCTGGTCAGTTAGAAACTGTTGTTACGATTGTTGATAATAAGATGAAACAAAATGGTGGTATTAATTATATTCTAACGGAAAAATTAGTACATCAAATTGTTTCTATTGATGGTGATACAGATTTAATTAAGATTAGAAATTATGTCGATAGAATGAGACCATTTGAAGCAAAAGAACTAAGAAATTATATTAATGAGGTAGAACCTGGGTTGGATATGTCGTATGATTTTACGTGTCCATTCACAGGTAATGATTTTCGTAGTGAATTTTCAATCTTGTCAGACTTTTTTTATCCTCAGTAATGAATACGAAAGAATATTAGAAGAAGAAAAACGAGTATTAGTTAAACATGGTGGTATGACTTATAATGATGCTAATAGTATGACAACTTACCAAAGAAAAATACAATTAGAATTGTTAATGGAGGAAGTTGAAAGAATAAATGCTCAAAGAAATGCTAAATAAAATAATAGCAACTATTTATATAAAAGATAATTAGTTGCTATTTTTCTTTAAATTAAAAAATAATATCATGCGTAAACCAACAAAAAAAGCACCAATAAAATTTAAGAATTATGGTGAAAAAGATTATCAATATGAATTAGCTATGGTTAGGGCATATTCAGATGCAGATGCAATTGCAAATATAATATTATATAGAGTTGATACAATAAAAAGTAGGGTTCATAATGTATATGGTGAAGCAAAGGCTAGTGAAAAGAAATTTTTAACACCTATTGATTTAAATATTACATTAGAAATTGGTGATAATAAAACAGAATTTATTGCATCTAATGGTATTTTTAGAGAGTCTTTTGGTAATATTAAGTTTGGTGTTTATAAAGATGAATTAGAAGAAAAATCATGCGTAATTAATAGAGGTGATTTTTTTACTTATTTTGATGGTAATAAAGATAGAACATTTGAAATAACTAAAGTAAGTAATATGGATTCAAATAATTCATCATTAGGTTATAAAGCTACTTATATTTTAGTAGAAGCTGTTCATATAACTAAAAATGTAGTTGATATAATAAATTAATGTATGAGTAGTAAATCATTTTTAGCTGGGGCATTACAAGATAAAAGAGTTGGTTATGAAAGTTCTGTTGTCGGAGGTATAACAGTTGATGGTTTTTATAGAACTGGTGTAAAAAAATATAATCTTGAAAAAGAATATTATATACAAGATGCTATCGATGCTTTTAATACATATTCCAAATATGGTAGTAATAAAGTTAGTGATTCTAAATTAGTTACAGAGCATTTAACTTATTTTTTACACGCATTAGATATTGTTTCTGGTCATGAAGGTGGTTTTGATTCTTATAATAGTTACGGTAATAGTGGATTAGCGATTGGTATGATACAATTTGCTTTAACTAGCGGTTATATTAAAAATATATTAAATGAAATGAAAGATGGTTTAGGTACTAAGGTTGTTAATAGTTATTCTGGTACAAAAAATTATATTAAAGATATTGATTTAAGTGCGAGAGTAAATAAATCATTATGTTCAGAAATATTAGATACAACTAGTTTACCTAATTCTATTCAAATCCAATTAAAATATGTTATACAAAAATATTATGATATTAGTTATAGTTTATTTTTATCATTAGTTAAACCAAAAATAAAAATTGAAAAAAGTGATAATTTATTTGTATATGCGAATTCATTTATGTTTGATAGAATAGTTAATAATGGGAATTTAGGACCAATTAATAAAGAAAATTTAGCTTTAATACCAAAAGATGTTTTTACAGAAGGTACATTTATATATAAAATGTCTGCTGGTGGTAAAGTTAAATTAGAAAACGCTGCAAGAGATGCTTATTGGAATGGTGTAAATCCTGCTGGTCCTTTTGGTAAAAACTTTATAGAAGGAAGTTTACCAAGTTAAGATTATCTTATCAAGTACCAATCAGTGAATTTTTTAACATGTGTGAATGTTTTACCGAAATCATAAGTAACATATTTATTCCTACAACAATCACCTGCATATAATGTTTTTTCATCACTTTGGTAAAACACACTCATTGCTTTATGGAAATGTTTAAAATCAATATTTACGTATACAGTTTTTTCATTTTCACCGTATATCTTTTTAACTCTTAAATCCATGATAACTTTTGATTCGTTCCATGTCTTTCCACCATCTTCTGTATATAATGTTATTGCATATCTATTAGGAATATAACCTTTTCCATCGACAATATTACCTTGAACATTTTCATTCCAGTAACTAAAACTTAGTACACCTCTATTTTTATCAAAAAAATGTATACCTATATTCGCATCTAAATCCATTAATTTTATTAAATGGTCTTTATCATTTGTAACATATTTTTTTAAATCATCGGTAAACCATTTTGGTTTTGATTCATATATATCATTCAAAACTTTAATTTCCTTTACTAAGTCACAAATAAATTTTAATGTATCAGAACCATCATAAATATAAAGATTATGCATTGTAAGTAAAAAACCATAATCTTTATTTAAGAAGAAACTATAATTTTTATCAATATAATTCCATTCATCTTTTTTTGTATATACCTTTTTTAATGTTGTTATACCATTTTGTGTTATTATTAATGTATTTTGCATGTCATTAACAAATAATGTTGAATCATTTGTACGTGCATATCCTTGTGTCCAGCAAGTGTTTACTTTTTCAATTTGTGAATAACAATTGATTGTTATTAATAATGTTACGAGTACTAATGTTATCTTTTTCATATATTTTTTTAGTTTTCTTATGTAAACGTAAATATAAAAAAAAGGTTACATAAAATATAACCTTTTTTAAATTTTATTTAAAATATTCTTTAAAATTTTCATTTCCATAATAACCAATCGTTTTTTCAATCATAGTTGATATTGTATGTTTATTATTCTTATTTAATTTATTTTTAAGATGATTTCTAATGTCACTACTATCAGCACATGTAATAATTCTATAACAAAGAATTAATTCTTCAAAAGTTAATGAAGAACTTAAAGTTAAATGTTTATAATCATCTTTTGTTTTCTTTTTTGTTTTATAAACCAAATCCATCTTTGCTTCTTTAAACGTGTAACCTTGTGACCACTTTTCACCATCAGTAATTAGATAAAATATTTTATTATTAATTAAATATTTTATCTGATAAGTATTACCTTTTCTATTTATAACTTCTACTATAAAGGCACTATCAACTTTAATATATTTTCCACCTTGCCAAGAAAACAAATAATTTGGTGGTAATTTTGTATACTTACAAGATAAACCTTCTGGTAAATTTAAATGACCACCAACAGTTGGGTTAAATGTATCTGGTATAGATGTTAGATTATATAAATTTAAATCACCACCAACAGTTGGGTTAAATGTATCTGATATAGATGTTATTTTATATAAATTTAAATCACCACCAACAGTTGGGTTAAATGTATCTGGTATAGATGTTAATGAATCTAACCATAATGAACCACCAACAGTTGGATTAAAACCTTCGGGAATTGATGTTAATCTATCTAAATATAATGTACCACCAACAGTTGGATTAAATGTATCAGGTATAGATTTTAGTGAACGTAAATATAAACAAACCCCAACAATAGGATTAAATGTACTAGGTATAGATGTTAGTGAACGTAAATCTAAATTACCCCCAACAGTTGGGTTAAATGTATCTGGTATAGATGTTAGTGAAGATAAATTTAAACTACCACCAACATTTGGATTAAAACCTTCTGGTATAGATGTTAGTGAGTTTAATTCTAACCAACCACCAACAGTTGGGTTAAAACTATCTGATATAGATATTAGTGAGTTTAACTTTAAATCACCCCTAATAGTTGGATTAAATGTATCTGGTATAGATGTTAGTGATTTTAACCATAAGCTACCACCAACATTTGGATTAAATCCTTCGGGAATTGATGTTAGTGAACATAAATATAACCCATCCCCAACAGTTGGATTAAATGTATCAGGTATAGATGTTAGTGAACTTAAATCTAACCAACCACCAACAGTTGGGTTAAATCCTTCGGGAATTGATGTTAAATTACGTAAATTTAAGTCACCCACAACAGTTGGGTTAAACCCTTTGGGTATAGAACTTAGTGAGCGTAAATTTAGACTACCTTTAATTTTATTAATACCTTTAAATTGATTTTTAGTGATATTATATTTTTTACAAAAATCTTTCATAATTTTATTTATTTTAACTTTAATATTTTATACGTTTACGTTTATATTTTAATAAGATTACACTTTGTGTGTTATTTTATAAACCAAATCTCCATTTACTTCTTTTAGCGTATCGTCATGTGACCACCTTTCATTATTTGGGGTGATTAAATAATAGGGTTTATCGTTATTCAATTTTTTTACGTAATAAACATTTCCTTTTTTATTTACAACTTCTGTAAGAATTCCATCAACTTTAATGTATTTACCATCTTGCCAAGAGAATAAATGTTTTCTTGATAATTCCCTTTTGTTACAAGTTAAACCTTTTGGTAAATCTACATCACCCCAAATAGCTGGATTAAAATTTTCTGGTATAGATTTTAGTGAATTTAACCATAAACCACCACCAAGAGTTGGATTAAATGTATTTGGTATAGATGTTAGTGAACGTAAATCTAAGAAACCCCCAACACTTGGATTAAAACCTTCTGGTATAGAAGTTAGTGAGCGTAAATTTAACCAACAACCAACAGTTGGTTTAAATTTATTGGATATTGTTGTTAGTGAATGTAAATCTAAACAATTACCAACAGTTGGATTAAAGGTATCTGGTATAGATGTTAATGAGTATAGAATTAAGTTATAACCAACAATTGGGTTGAAGCCTTCTGGTATAGATGTTAGTGAACGTAAATCTAAATTACCACTAACAGTTGGATTGAAGCCTTCTGGTATAGATATTAGTGAACGTAAATCTAAATTACCTTCAATTTTATCAATACCTTTAAATTGATTTTCAGTAATATTATATTTTTTACAAAAGTCTTTCATAATTTTAATTTTATTGTAATACAAATATAATTATTATATTTATAATAAAAAATAATATTAAAAATTTATTTATAGAAATCCTCTATATTTATTTTTACTATTAATACCTACTTGTGTTGTTTCTTTATTTTGTGCTTCTGTTAAACTTTTACTATTAAATGAATCGTTTGTTAAATTATTTTTAAATGTACTATTAGCATAGAAATTAGTATCAACAGCTCTTTGTAATACATCAACTGCTGTTTGCATTGATTGACCACCTAGTACATGGAAATTCATTGAAACATTTGCAATCATTGGTTGTACACCATGTCCTTCTGGATTTAAATCATATGTTTGTTCATATGTGATATCTATTGTAGTTATAGCAATTTTTGTATGTAAGAAATCACCTAATCTTAAAACACATATTGGCATTTTACCAAATATACTATTTTTCCCATAATTTTCACCACCAACAATAGTTTTACCTGGTCTAACTAATTGATTTAAGAATGTTAATCTATTATGAAAGTCATATGGTGTTTGTGAATGGTATGCTGGTCTAAATGAATCTCTATATTCATAACCTTCTAATATGCTATTATCAATTTCTGTAATACTTTTTTTGAAAGGTATTTCCCAATCTTCATATTTTTTATCACTACTTTCTTTAATAGTATCATTACTACTATCTGAATCTTTTTTAAGATTTATACCACTAACAGTTGGTTTAACATCTATTGAAGATTGGGCTACATCACCAGCTGTTTTATTGATAGAAACTAATCTAGCGTTTCTGGAATCAATAGCATTTATTGTTGTAATCTCATCATCTTTACCAGTAGCATTATCTTCACCATTAGATGATATTATAAATTTTATTTTTCTATCATCATTAGTAAATATAAATTTAGTATTTTTATTATCACTTGTAGTTATTGCAACAGCTGTACTACCAACTTTTTTGTTTACAAAAGTTGAATCATAGAAATTACTACTTTCTTTAAAAGTTAACGTACTTAATGAACTATTTTTAATTATGTATTGATAAAAATCATATGCACGTTTAAATCCTAGTGTTGTATTATAATTTGAACCATATTTTTTTGATGCATTCCCTTCAATAATTATTTCTAAATTCTTTGCATCATCTTTATTTTCTAAAAAAGTTACAAGTTTTGAATTGAATAAGTCATTAAAATTTTTATTTTTACCAGTACTTTCATATGTTGGGTCAACTTCAAATAAATCATTGCCGAAATAAATAAATAAATCTTTTATAGGTGGTGTAAAATTAGATTCAATTACTGGAATTGTTGTTCCACTAATTTTAGTTTCTTTATCTGGTGATGGACCTCCACCGTTATTAACTGCTGTAAAAATATCATTACAATTATCATAATAATTAGCTAAATCTTGATTATCTTTAATTATTGGTGAATTAGCACCTAATGGATAATCCATTATTAATGTAAATGATAAATTTACTATTCTTGATGCACCTGCATAAGAAAATACTGGTTCTATTCTCCCTATAAATCTTTGTTCATCTAATTTAGCACCTAAACTTTCAGAAAATTTAACACCATAAAAAGGAAACCACATAACACGCCCACCATAAGCACCTTGTTCTGAATATGGTAAATTATCGTATGATTCATGGTCAAATGCTAGGTTTTCAAATGAAAACATAAATCTTTTAAATTCTTTATGTTCATCACCTTTTTCAGGAAACATTTTTGGTATAACACTATTTCTTAAAACTGAATATTCATTATTATTGCCACCGCTTCTTAATGCCTTTTCAAACCCTTTTCTTAAATATTCATCACCTTTAACAAAACTTCTACATTTATTTTTACCTTTCCATGTTTTTTCATTTTTAATATTACCAGTAATATTAAATTCTTTTGTTGCATGTTTAATATTAATACCTGCATCGGTATTTGTTTTAGTTATTTGGTTAGTGTAATATAATAACCCTCTTCTAACTTTATTTTCTGTTGGTAATTCTTTTCCATCCCATGTAATATTATCATTATATCCAAATCCATCTTCTTTCATTGCATTGGTAATAGCTTTATTATTACCTAATGTTTCAGCTAATGTAATTTGATGGTTAATTTTATTTTCATCAATAAATGTCGAAACATTTGCTGTTCCATTTTCTATTCCACTATATTTATCTGAACTATATGAATTTCCTTTATTATAATCATATGTTATTCTATTCATTAATACATTATCACTAGTACCATCAGTAAAATTACCTAGTCTACTTTTATTAATAGCTATATCACCATAAATTCTATAAAAGTTATAATTACTTTGTTTATTAATTTCATTTTTTGTAAATTCACCTGATATATTATAATAGTCTTTTGTACCAGGTTGTTTTCCTACGAATGTACCTTTTACAAATTCAGCTGTATAACCAACATTTAATCCTTTTTTAATACCATTTAATATTGTTTCAAATCCATTATCACCTTTTGTACTAATATTTGTAATAGTGTATTCTTTAAACCTATAATTACCACCTTTCCCTAATAAACCAAAACTTAATTTACTTAATATTCCACCATTTACAATTGTATTTTTTTGTAATGCTAGATGACTATAATTATAAAAAGCTGATATAGCTAATCTTTCTGCACCTATTCTTACAATAGCAGTATTGTCTATAATAGCTTCGGCAGCACTTACTAAAAAATTTTGTCTTAAATCAAATGAAGTATATTTTTGAACGAGATTAATTGATTTTGTTAATTCATCATTATTTAAATCATAAACCGATTGTGGTTTATAAGTATTTTGTAATTCAAGAAAATCTCTGTATTTTTTACTATTAGTTAAAAGACCCATTTTATTGTTTATTTTAAATAGGGGAAATAAAAAAAACCTGAATTTTGTAATTCAGGTTTTTAGTAAATTAGTTATAATTATTTTTATTCATTCGCAAGTAAATCACCAATCATGTTTTCTAGTTCCACATTAAGTTTTTTACTTTTCTTAATATAATTTTCTTGAATATTTCCAGGTCCAGGTCCTATTGGTGGTTCTGGATTGCCCATGTCTGGTGCATTATCAACATTCATACCGCTACCACCCATATCACCAGTATTATCCATTGGTGGCGTTTCTTCACCATTTTCATTTGGTTTATTCAATAAACTATCAGCTGAAATGATACCTTTTCTTAGGTAGATTTCTAATTCATCAAATACACCTGAACGTTTAATAATTAATGGTGCGTTTTTAATTTCATCACCAACAATATTTTCAACCATTTGTTTTTTAATATCATCCATAATTTCATCATCTGACATATTGAATAATAATCTTTTTGCATTGGTTTCAGACATTGGTTTAATACCAGTTTCATTTGATGTTGTTAATTTTTGATATAAATCTACTTTGCTAGTCCATGTTTCTACTTTTAACATATCAGATTGCGTAGAAGGGTTAGTAAGAGATAATTTAAAATCTTTAATATCATTATCATCATATCCTAATAAACAAAGATGTATAATAGCAATTTTATTTAATTCTTGTATTAATGATTGTTGTATTCTATTTACTTTTCTAGCAAATCTAACATCTAATTGTGAAAGATTTTTACCACCACCATCTGATGCACCATCTTCTGAAAATGAAAGAAATGCTTTTGGTACACCTAATCCACAAAATAAGTTATCTCTTAAATAAGTTATATCTGCAATATCTGACATATTACTAGCACCAGGTAATGTTTCAATTGGATTTGGTGAACTTTCAGTTCTAGTTGCAATAAAAATATCTTGTTCAACAGTTGCTGGATTAAATTTATAATTTATTTGACCAGTAGCAGGGTCAACAATCATTGATTTTTTGAATTTAGATGCAGCTTGTTGTACCATCATAGGTATATCAGCAGGGTCAGCATTACCAACATTTACTTTAATAACTCTTCTGTCAGCAGCTCTTGTTGCTCTATAAATTAACATAGCATCTTCACACATCCTTAACATTCTCCATATGGTTCTTACTGGATTTAAAACAGATGAGCCGTATGGTAACATTTTATCATCACCTAATAATCTAAAATGACCTACATTCCATAGAGCATATTCTTCATTAATAGTTTTATTAATAAATTTTGTTACAACTTTATTGTCAACAACTTTTTCTTCTCTATCAATTTCTAATGTTGTTAATTGTTTACAACCAACAACACCTCTATCTTTTTGTGTTAATAAGAAAATAAAATTATCACCATATTTACACATATTTCTTGTCCAGAATGGTAGATTAGAATTTATATCTAATATATTATAATATAAATTTTCTAAATCTTTTTTAATTGTATGATTATCTGAATAAACAGTTAACATTTTACCGTTATCACCTATTGTTGTACTTTCTTCTGCATACAAATTTAAGGCTTGTGCAATTATTGGATAAGTTTCCATTAATTGATAATCTATATTTGCTGGATAACGTAATGATTGTGCTTGTAATTGTTTTGTATCAGAATCTTTAATTAATTTATCAAATTGATTTTGAAAAAAGAAATCTTGTTGAAGTTCTAGTTTTTTTACTTCAAATTCTTCACTAGAATTTGCTGTTAATAATCCTTTTGAATATTGTGTATTATCTACAAAATCATTTGCATTAGCAAAACCTAATGTTTTACTCAATTTTTGATAGACTGATGTTTTATTTTCCATTTATTAATTAAAAAATTAAAATGATATTGTTAGTTGGCTAGTTTCACTATAAAAATCATCTGAATATACAAAATTAATTGTTATAATCATAGTATTTTCATCATTATTTTCAAAAACTACTTTATTAATAGTAAGTTTAGGAATATATTTATTTACTGTATTTTTTATTTCTGTTTCAATATCTGATTCAGTTAATGTATCGTTTGGGTCAAATAAGAATTTTTCTAGATTTGTTCCATAATCCCTTAACATGTATCTACTACCCTTTTTTGTTAAAATTAAAAGCATTAGATTACTTTTAATTGCATCCATTGTAATTTCATTCCTC